GGATAAACCTGTAGAACCCCTACAAGAAACAACAGCCAGAGCTACGTGGAACCCACATAAGAACTCTCTGAAAAAAACCCTATAATCACCAACCAGTGACCGACACTCTACCACATATATGTATTAACGTCCCATATATGCTACTACCCTATAACTTCTTCCGCTCCAAACGCAGAAAAAAAAGAAGCTTTATTCTCCGCCCACAGCGTTAGACCTCCAATGAGTCCCCTCGGGGAAAACTTCAATCTACGACGCCCCTTCACAGCATTAGCTAATGCTTCCATCACCAACCCGTTATCATAATGCCTCAGATCATCACGTAAAGCCTGCCAACGCTGAGACAATGTAGCGTCCGGATCCTCTCCACACACCATTGCAGAAGCAACACTCTCAAACTGCTTCTCCGGATCCTTCACCCAGTACCACCAATCTCCAACTTTCACCCAGTACTTACTACAATAGTACATAAACTCGACCTCATAAAACTTAGCCGAGAGGTTGAAAACTAACCCATACTGCTCCACAACCAGACCAGTAGCCAACGGATTAACAGTCTCTAATAACCCATCATCACCTGTAACATCCAAACTAACGATATCACTCGCCCTCAACTCCGCACAATAAACCAACGCAGCCAAACATACAATACCATTTCTAAGCAAAGTCTTCCAATCACCAGACAAGCCCTGACCTACTATGTACATGACCAGACCATACATAAGACTCACAGCCTTCTTAACACCCCATTCTTGCTTCCATTGCTCCAACACAGCCTCGTTCAAGCAACATCTTCTAAACAACATCATCTCCACTGCCTTGGACACCATATCCTGACTACGATCATAATTATAAATATCAAACTCGTACCTATGTAGACTAGCACACCCATTCCGCACTGGATTCAAAGAGTTAAACCAGCTCTCATGTTCCTCCGGACTAGACCTATGATTAAACTTTACGTTAGGCTGCAAAGTTGAATCAAAAAACCTATAAAACCTGCTACACATAGCCGAATACATAGCATTAGTAGTCGAAGACTCCGCGTACAATATAGTCTGCGGCTGCTGAACCTTGCCGCCACCACTCGGATCCAATGGAGGTTTTGCCTTCAATTTCGTCATGACCATCCACTTATACAAATCAACATCAGAAGCTGCCCAAAACTCATCGAGCATCTTCTCCATCTTTTGTGTCTCTAC